GGTCCGGGTTTTCCGGCGGGTTACATTTCGGAAATTGGGGCCGGAGCGGGTACCACACATGCCGTCACCGCACGCATGGACGGGCTCGTCATCAATTCAGTGCCATCTGGATTAGCAGATGACGGTGACATGACCTTCACCCCAGGTCATTGCCCTCTAGTAGCAAACGGTGGTTACTCGGTCGAAAACATTACTCTTGACAAGTATTTAGACTTTGACAACACTGACCTCGGTGTTTATCGCATCGTATATTCTGGCTTCGAGGTAGTTAACACTACCGCCCAGATTTACAAGCAAGGCGCAGTCACTGTCTACGAGTATGGCCATTCATTTGAGCCAGGCCAGGTGGTTCTTCCATTTAGTAGCGACACTACGGGGACGTCAAGTGTTTCAGTCCCGCAATCGTTAGCTACTAACCAATTTAGATCCCCTCCAAATAATATCGCAGAGGCTAAGATTATGCCCGGAGCCCACACGTGGGCTGCGCAGGATGGGTGCTATTGCACTGCCAAGTTCTTAGGGGACAACCCTTTTCAGAGCTGCACAAATCGCAATTACGTTATCGCCCAAAATAATCCTAATGCAGGAACCCAATCTGGATACAACATGACAGGTACCGCACACACTATGGGATCGTTCATTTCTCCAGGGTTTCTCGGGCCACTCTCACAGAGTACAGGCATTAAGGGTCCCCCAAACACTGCATTAGGGGGTACGCCCGGATTAACAGCAGCACCCGCTACACACTTTTCGCGGATGTCCACAGCTGGGGCCTATTTCACTGGCCTATCTCCACAAACGACGCTTTTCGTTACTTGGCGCGTTGGATTGGAAAGATTGCCTGCAGCAAACAAACCGACATTCTTGGCGCTAGCACAGCCTAGCGCCACGTTCGACCCAAATGCCCTTCTCCTATACAACCTGATCGCAAACCACCTGCCACCGGGTTGTCCACAGGGCTGGAACGATTTAGGCAAGTGGTTTAACACTATAGCCACCGTTGCCAAACGCGTTATTCCTGGCGCTTTTCCACTCGTCAGCACCGCTCAAATGATCTTGAACGGTCTGGGTGCTGCGCAACAGGCCAAGATGTTGCCTGATGTAGTGAAAGCCGGCCAACAGGTATTCCAGCTAGTAAGGGGGAAAGGGAACGGCGGTAAAGCGCAATCCGCCGCAAAGGTCATTCAAGCTGCGCAACGCCGGCGCCAGGGCAAGCCAGCAGTACAGAACTTTGGTACGCCGGCTGCACCAGGGTCTGGTAGGCGCCGGGGCAACCGTGTGCAGCAATTTTCACAAATGTCTTAGGTCCGCGTTCACTGGTCAGGACGCAAGCCAAGTTTAAGAACCTTAAACACACATGGGGTGAGGTAACCCACCAGTCAACTTAGGCTGGCCGTTGTCCGTTGAGGACATTAAAAGTGGATCATTTCCACCCCAGGGTCTGGGAAGCATGTGTGGCGCCCGATTGGGCGCGCCTACCGGCGGGCGAATTCATCAAATTCA